CCATCACGCCCCCGACATAAGTCGGTTCCTTTCGGATAGATGGTCCTCGCTCTCCGGGATCACACTGGATGAGCTATGGTTTGCTCCAGTGCCGAGCTGGTGGTAAGACTGCTTCGCTCAATGAATTTATCACAGAATCCTTCACCTGGTTAGGGTTGCCACGCTGCACTCCAAGGATTGGAAGTGCCGTTGAGGCCTCAACGGGGGTTGTTCGATTGCCTAGTACAATCTGTGGACCTAGGATGTTTTGGCAGTTTATTCTGGTGCTGCAGTATTATAATTTTTTAGGACAAGTAGGGCCATTGACGGCCCATTCTAATTGGGGGTATAAGAAGGAGGGTCCATTCTCCACATGTCGTGACGGGGTGTCCGTCGCCTTGTTCCAGGATCCGGTAAGGAACCGGTTTCGCATAGAGGGGGGGGGTCATCCATACGCGGGCATATCCACCCACCCCCTTTTAACAACTAGGGGGTGGGATTTGGGCTTAGAAGATGGCTTCGGGGACCTGTTCCGCCGTCAAGATGCCAGAAGGGCTTCCTGTAGGGAACACGCCGGCCGTACCGAAGTCGATGTATGACGCCTGCCCGATATAATTAGCTGATGCGTAAACATAAAAGACTCTCAATCGGGAAGCAGAATTGGTCGCTCCGGGTGGGCCGTCGAGTGCAGCGGCCACATATTGTGGTAACGCCGCGGAACAGTTGGTGTAGGTGAGTGCTGGGTAGGTAACCACAGCAGGGGTGGTGCCGGTAACATAGTAGGTGAATTGGATGTATCCAGAGAACAGGTCGGGGAGATAGAGCCGATTAACAGAGACCGTGCATCCGAGGGTGGAAATCACTCTGGTGGGGACACCAAGAGGAAGTGCAGCACTCGGGGCTGTCAGGGTGAACACATCGGCGCCCGACAGGGAGTCGATGGGCCCGCTAGAGAGAACCGGCTTGAAGAACTCGACCTCATACGAGATCCAGAGCTCTCCGATCTTGGTACCAGGGTCAGTGTAGGTGTTACCTTCAGTGGCGATGGAGATGGAGCACAGATCGTACAACTTCTTATCCGAATTAGCGGCTAGGGGCCCGCTGCGGGTATAGAAAATTGCCAAGGGGTTCTCCCGCGGGCTACACTCAACAGGGAGTATGCAGTCCTCGGAAGGTTTGCAATCGGTTGTCCACATTTGGTTCAATAGGGCGAGTTTGGTGGAGGGAGGATCTGCGTCTGCGCGGTAGTTTGCGCTCAACATGACGGTGCCGATCGCTGCGCTTGTTGCGGTGGTCACGACGTCCGTGCTAGTCGAGTGGTAGGCCACCACCAACCCCTTGAACTGGTATTCTTGGAAGTTGGAGGCAATTGCGGACAGATACGGGAAGGTCCCGTCAAGCCCAGGGTTGAGATCAATAGTGTTGATGTCGAAGTCGTCAGATGATACCACATTGGCTACAAACTCACGGTGTCTCATCGTCACTTTCTCATTCGCCGAGTGCATGACTGGGACCTGTCGACCGGACTTCCACAGGGAATTGCGTCGCAGGGTGTAGGAACCCATCCCGAAAATCTTGGAGACTGCGTCCCCAGCCCATTCACCGGCATTTCTGCCGATGTCGCCTAACATGGTGCGGGCACGTCGAGGCTTGTTAGCCTTGACTGCCGCTTCAAGATTGGCGAGTTTGGAGGTGAGGGCGCGAATGTCGCCGTTGGAGACTTGTTGCCGGGTGGAGGATTTGGATTTCGTTGGGGCCATTGTATTGGATACCTGATGGTCCAGCAGGGACTGTACATCCCCGGGCAACACATGGATGCGCCGTGCAGTCTCTTGGCCTTCTGTTTGGCTCCGGAGACCGGATTTGGGCAATTACGCCCGGGGACCCAATACCCGTGACGTGGGCTAGACGTGTGCGGAAGGAAGCCCCACCATAAGGACATTCGGCACAAATCGAACATCCTCACGCAAGATGGTGGGGGAGTAGTCGCGGAACTCAGCTTCAAGGGCTTGCTGTGCGTCAGGTGGAATACCAAACGCTAGCCAGAAGGAGAACCGCGCGGCGGGTGAGGGCGTGGAAGGAGTACGTCCCATACCACGCCCAAGTCTCATGAGACCCGTCCCCTGCAGGGTTGGGTCACTTAGGGGCTTGAGCCCGCCGGAGTAGCGCTTCAGCGCCGCGTAAAACTCTTGCCAAACGGGCAGGCCTCCTGTTAAGGAGAGCCCACCCTCAGCGACCGCGGCAGACCAGCGTTTCGCGAGTTTTTCATTTGTCAAGGGCTTGATAGCAACAGAGTCCTTCGAGATGGAAACACGTGGGTCGCGTACCATCAGGTAGTCCGTGCCGTCAAAAACGGGGTGGCACTGGCAGAACTCAATCTCCTCAAGGGAGAAGGCCGGGTCTTCCACAGTCATATCGAATCCCAAAGGTGTGAAGAATGCGCCTAGGTTTTGTTGGAGTGTTTCCAAGTTCTTACGCTCGAGAAATATGACTCCATCATCACCATCATTGACGAAACTACACCTAAAGTTCAAGGTGCGGAAGTAGGCGTGGACCATAGAACACATGATCAACACGTTACCCAGGGCGGTGTTCGGATCCCCGCTCATGCGGTTGCCGGTCACTTTGTATTTCACTTTGCCTTCCGGGGTATAAGCTGCCCCCTTATTCCGCATTTGCAGATATAGGAGGTGGCTGAAGAATGAATCCTTCGGATAGGCTAGTTTGTACACAGAGTGTTCCCAGGCAAGGGCAGCGGGGGAGACATGTTGGTCGAATCTAGAAGCATCGATACCAACTGCAACGGGGTCCGAGAATGACCGCCAATGTTCTGCTACGAGCTTGCCACGTTGCGAAGCATTCAGGCCTTTGCAGACCGTCCGCTTTCCGAACAACGTGTCCAATACTCTATAGATTTTTCCCTCGATAGGCCTAATGTACCTACCTGTCTCAACGCAAGCCTTTGCATCACGTGGCTGTATGATGCGCGGGACCGGGTCCTTCTTTTTGGTGAAGTTGTACTTCTCCTTTTTCATAAATGTCTTCAGGTTGGAATATCTATCATTCCAGCCGAGGAGGTCTAGTTCAGCAACTGCCTTCGCATAGACCGTCCGCTGGCGACCCCGATAACAATCCACGAACGAGTCGCGGGTCATCGGATAGACCGTTGGAAGGTGTTTGCGAAGGAAGGTGAATTCCTCTTGCAGAGCCATTCGGAAGGACCCAGCTTTGGGCTTGAAAGGTGCAGCGAATCCTGTTTCTGTCTTCACAAAGAATACGCGCTCCTTAAGCCCTCTAACAATTGCTGGGAGGGTTGAATTGTAGACTGAGTAGTCCTGTTCCACACTGACACGTGTGAAGCAATAGGTTGTACTCAGCCTTGGGGTGCCCCTACGTTCCTCTACTACCAGGTCGGGGTGCTCCGGTGCTTTTGATGGCACACAGAACTTCCCTGGTAGAGGAGTAAGGCCCCCTCAACGCCGGGGTGGAACCGGATTGGAGTGCTTAGCACCCCACCAGTTCCACCATTTGGACGGACCTCTAGAGTTGTAGGTCAGCCCCGCGGCGAGGTTTCGTTTGTTGACTTCGTAGGTGGAGCGGATCATACGTGCAAGTACCTCATCCTTAGAGGCGACAAACACGTACTCAACCGCAACGGCCAGATTCTCCACTATTTGGTGGGGTCTCCAGCCGTGCTTCACCATCAAGTCTCGGCACATCCGCCAGGCCACCAGTCTGTTAGCTTCTGTCTCTTGGACGGGACCAAGATCGACTTTAACTAGACTGGCGATCCGACGGGCGGCAACGCCCCTGGAGAACTTACTACTACCCTCCAGGGCTTTGCCGGCCAAAACTCGCTCGTAATCAACACCATTAATACCGTCTGCATCCGTTACATTCAAGGTACCAATAGTCACCCGCTCAACGACTTGAGGGATTTCCGTTCGCTTCCACCAGCGCTTCACCACTTCCCATGGCGACATCTCGATGCGTCGCCATAGGTGGGTCTCTCTCATGGAAGGATCCAACAGCATGTCTGCACCATCCCCATTAACAAACGACTCACTTCCATAGAAGGAGTTGTAGTCATAGGTCTGGTACGTGTCACTTTCGGGAGCAACACTTGATGACACCGACGGGGCCACCACCCCGGTGGGGGACGGCGGCCTTACGGGTACTGGAAGATCTGGCAGGGGGGGGGGTAGTTGTACCGAGTTAGCTACCGGCTCGGGGGTCTTGCGCCCAGGTTTGAGAACCACTCTCACCTTAGACGACCCATGCGAATCATTACTCTTTGAATTTTCACTCATGACACGCTACGCTATAAAACACGAATAAATTCGTGGAAACTGGC